GACCCTTAAAGGTTTGGCAACTGGTTTCAATACTTACATTCTACACCTCGCACCTGCAAACCTTTCAGGTTTCGAGACTTGTCCAAAACGCACCGAAGGTTGTACTGCCGCTTGCTTGAATACATCAGGTCGTGGTGGTATGTTCAAAAAAGGTGAGACAACTAATACCATTCAAAAAGCACGAATTCGTAAAACCCGCATGTTCTTTGAGGACCGTGTTTCCTTTATGAATTTGTTGGTCAAAGATATTGAGTTAGCAATTAAACAATCTGCTAAACTTAACTTAACTCCTGTGTTCCGTTTGAACGGTACCTCCGATATTGCTTTTGAAAAATACGAGGTTCTCCGTAACGGTCAATCATATTCCAATATTTTCTTTGCTTTTCCTGAAGTGACTTTTTATGATTACACCAAAATCCTTGGTCGTAAAATAAATTTCATTCCAAACTATTCGTTGACATTCTCTGCTGCTGACGGTAATGACGCTGACGTAAAAAAGGCAATTGCACAAGGTTACAATATTGCTACAGTTTTCGGTCTAAAGAAAACAGAAGCGATGCCTGCTGAGTACATGGGTTTGCCTGTATTCAACGGTGACGAATCCGACTTGCGTTTCCTTGATCCTAAAGGTGTTGTTGTTGGTTTGTATGCAAAAGGTCGTGCGAAAAAAGACACCTCAGGTTTCGTTAAATTCCCTACAATTATGTTGAAGGCAGCTTAATGAATACTTTGAATTTGTTGGATTTTAAATCACCTCCTGGGTTTGCTTCTATATTCAAGCATATTCCAATGGAGAAATATACACCCGAAACAAAAAAACTAATTCGAAAAGTTGTTGGTCGTAAGGTGTATTTTAAATTCCGTGGTCCTCGTTACCGCAAGTACCACTGTCTTAAACAAGATGCGGTAAAGTTTGATGTTTACCCAAGGAACTATTGATTGTTACCAATAATACCTTGACAAATAACCTGAAGTATGTTACATTATAATCTCACTAACTGAATGGAGTTTTAAATTATGGCTTATGTTAAACGTGATCCTTCCTGGGAAACTAAACGCAAAGATGCTCGCCGTCACGAACTTATTTTGCAGGTTCTGGTTAACGGTGGTATCGTAACTAAAGAAGAAATTGAGCAGACCACACAATACGAAGCAATGTATCGATTGTCTGCCGTTATGTGGTGGTTAAAACGTCACGGTGCTGTTATCCGTGTACACAAAGATGGTCGTAAGGTTGTTGGTTACGAGTTGATGAATGTTGCAGATATGACTAAGGCACTTGCTGCACGTGGTCTCGCAGCAATACCAATCAAAGGTAAGACCAAAACCAAAGCAGTTGCAAAATCTAAGCCTGTTGTTTCAATGAAAGAGTTGAAAGCAGAGGCTACTGAAATTACAGCTCCTGTTGTTCAACCCGAAGTTTCTGAAGTGACAGAAATTACCGAATGAAATATCTCTTGCCATTAACGGCTTTCATACTTTCTAGTGCCCATGCAACAACGGGTACTGGAGAGTATTTTTATGGACCAGACACATCCGAAAATATTGCTTGTCAAGTTGCGGAAGACTTTGCAAGGGATGATGTTATTCGTAATTTTCTTGGCGAATCTTTAGAATCGAATACGGTTGAACAATGTTTCAATGAGGAATGTTTTCTTTTGAAAGAAACCAGTAATTCAACTTTTGGTATAATCAAGAAGGTCAATAAAAAAGAAATTACAAAAACAGTTGAGGCAGGTAAACTTGTTTGTTCCGTTACAATCGATGCGGATGTCGAAAAGATTCAAAATGATATAGCCTTTCACATTCGAAACGACAATCTTGTTTTAAAAGTAGGAACAGAAATAAAGTTTTACGGTATCTCAAATAAGAAAGGTAACTTGTACATTTTCAATTCGTATATGAAGAAATATCACAAGTTATATCAGACTAAAATTAATGAAGTTGATACAGAGTTTACGGTACCCAAATCAAATGAGGTAATAGTTGCAAAATTACCTGATGGTGTAAAGATATCGAAAGAAAAGTTGGTATTCTTGTTTACGGAACTTGACATACAACCGAAATCTGTGTATACTGATTATGAAATGCAGAAAATGTTAGAAGGTATACCAATTACTAAACGGCGTACCGTTAATCGTTTAACTCAAATCGTGAGGTGATGATGAAATATATTATGTTAATATTATGTACCCTTATTACAGCATGTGGTACAGTTGGTGGTGCAATGCAAGGCGCTAGTGAGGACCTTAACAAGGCCGGTGGTTATATTCGTGAAGCGGGAAAATAAATGAAAAAATTAATATTGATTCCAATCGTGCTTGCAATGACAGCATGTAGTTCCATCAAGTATTCTACAGGTCTAGAAGTTAAAGCACCTGAGTTTGGTGGTGGTGAACAACAAGCCGAAGTGAAATATCCAGAGTGGTTTACTGAGAAACCTCAGAAAGGTGATGATGCTCTTTATGGTGTATCTTCGGAATACTCTAAAGACTTTCAGTTCGCTGTTGACAAAGCAATGCTTTCTGCAAAACGTGAATTGGCATCCAACTTTTCGTCACACATTGAATCGATGATGAAAGATTATGTTTCCGAAATTGGTGAGGCAGATCAATCTACCATTCAAGAAATTAATCGTACAACTAAGTTGGTTGTAAGTCGTGTGAATCTAATCGGTGTGCAACGTACTGGTTATAAAGTAGTGCATGAGAAAGATGGTTATCGTGCATTTATCAAACTCCGTTATGCTGCTGACCAATCTAACAAACTATTGGTATCTGAAATCAGAAAGAATAGGAAACTAAATGCTAAACTTGAATCGTCAAAAGCTTTCCGAGAGTTGGAACAAAGTATTGATTCTATCAACGAATCTAAGCAACCTAACAACTAAGTTCATACAGGATATATCTGCAAAAGATAAATGGTTCTGGTATAAACTGTGGTTGATAATTATGGTGGTTGCTCTTGGTGCAGGTGCTAAAGGTTTGTTCCAAATGATTGGCTTATTTTATGTGATGTATCATGTTACGAAACTTTCTTAAATATTGTAAGTACAGCGGATTGTCAATTACAATCCTCTGTAACTTTTTTCATTGGGGTATAATCCCTCGATACTATACAGTTAAGGATGAATGGGATACGTATAAAACGCATCGGTTCTCTTTTCTGTTTATTGGTATTTCTTTTTGGATTGACAACGGAGATTGGTAATGAAATATTATGATGAAATGATGGCGTTAGAATCTAAATTGATCGAAATGGAAACTGCACTTGCAGGATTCCGTGGTTTTGTTAATGGTGCCGTTCAATTAGATCAGGAATGTTTGCAAAATGCGCTTTACTTTTTTGATGAATCCCTGCATAATATACATGATGCTTGCAATTCTACATGGACTGAATTGTGGTCAGCAATAGGAACCGATGTTACCCCAACTTTGAAACCAGTTCTCCCAGGAGGCGGCGGGGGTGCCGGTGGTTTGGAAAAGAAACGGAAAGTTACAGATAAAACTTTAGACTAATGAATATTTTTTACCTAGACCATGATGTTAGAAAATGTGCAGAGATGCATAACGATAAACATTGCGTGAAAATGATACTTGAATATGCTCAACTTCTCTCTACTGCTCATCGTATTCTTGATGGTGTTCTTTCTACTGGTGTCAGTCCATCTGGTAGGAAAAAAACTGTATATGTGCTTGCCGATCAGCGTGATACCATTCTTTACTCTGCTACTCACGTTAATCATCCGTCTGCTGTATGGGTAAGACAGTCAGATAAGAACTATGATTGGTTATTTGCTTTGTTTCAAGCATTGATGGACGAATATACGCATCGATATGGTAAAATCCATGCATGCTCGAGATTAGAAATTGGACTTGCAAGAATACCTAACAATATTCCGCAAGCACCATTTACAGAACCAACACCTGCGATGCCTGATATTTGCAAAGTGAAAAATGATTCGATTTCTTCATATCGAAACTACTATATAATGAATAAGACGCATCTAGCAAACTGGAAAAAACGTCCTATCCCTGAATGGTACAATGACAATACTACGAGAATCTACCAACCTCAAACATCGTGAAGTAGAGCAAACTAAATTTGTTCAATATCTTTTGAGTGGAAACATAACTAAGAAAGATTACGTTTCCTTCCTTTTTGAATTTCGCACAATCTATGAAGTTATAGAGCGTTTGAATCAAAAGCATGGATACCTTAAAGGACTTGAAGGAATTGAACGTGCTGAATCAATACATGATGACTTGTTTGAACTAAATGATAGTTATTTCAGACCATTACTTTCTTCATCAGTAAAATATCTACATCATCTAAACGAATTATCAAAAAATAAATCAAAGAGACATTTATTATTTGCCCACGTATATGTTCGACACATGGGAGACCTTTATGGAGGAAAATTAATTGCTCGCCTTGTTCCTGGTTCTGGTCGCATGTATCAGTTTGATGATCGTCCTAGACTAATCAAAGCATTTAATGAGAAACTTACAATGGATTTAGCTGATGAAGCGAATCTAGCATTTGATTATTACATATCAATATTTGACGAACTATATGCCAACCTATAATTTCTATGATTCTGAATTAGATGAAGAATTCGAAATGTTCATGAAGATAGCTGAACGTGAAGAATTCCTAAAAGAGAATCCACATATCAAACCGGTTGTATCAGCACCAGTATTAATTTCTGGTACAACTGTCATCAACAAAGTTCCCGAAGGTTTTAAAGAAGTTCTATCTAGGGTTGCCGAAGCGCATCCAGAAAGTGCCGTCGGTGATCGTTACGGAAGAAAATCAATTAAGAATGTAAGAACAAAAAATATCGTTAATCGCCATTACGAGAAATATAAAAAGAATTGAGTAGTATTATATAATGCTAACCTGCTGTTGTATATAAGGAGCATTTATGGCACGTAAAGTCGCACTAAAACAGGTTTACAGTAGTGATGAAGTGTTGGATACTTCAAAATCAACTAATCGTTTAAGACTAAGATTAGATGACATGAAAACATTCCAACCACTAACTGAAAATCAAAACAAATTTTTTCAAGCATACAAACAAGGAGATTACTTTATAGCATTACACGGTGTTGCAGGAACAGGAAAGACTTTCTCGGCACTATACAAAGCAATTGAAGAAGTATTAGATAAGAGTAATACGTTTGAAAAAATTATTGTAGTGCGCTCTGCCGTTCAATCTAGGGAAATAGGACATCTCCCTGGAAGTGTAGATGAAAAGATGGAAATCTATCAACAACCATACCGTCAAATATGTGAAACACTTTTTGGTCGCAAAGATGCATGGGATAGATTAGAAGAACAAGGTCATATCGAATTTATTTCAACATCGTTTATTCGTGGTATGTCATTCGATGATGCAATTATCATTGTTGACGAAATGCAGAATATGACCTTTGAAGAAATCGATACAGTCATGACCCGAGTTGGTTATCGCTCAAAGATTATTTGGTGTGGTGATTACAGACAGACTGATTTGAACAAGAAGAAAAATGATGTTTCAGGTTTATTGAAATTCTTTGACATTGCATACCACATGGATGCATTTACAAGAATTGAATTTACACCAGATGATATCGTCCGTTCAAGTTTAGTCAAAGACTATATTTTAGCAAAATTAAAATTTGAGGATATCTCAGAGACATAAAAGGAGTTTTTTATTATGAGTTTAGTATCTTATGCAGAAAGTGAATTGGATCGTATCGGAATGACCGACAATGATGACATGAATGGTATGATGCGAAAGCATTTACTACACATGGTCAAAGAGTTTTCAGAGGAAGGTCATTCCGGTTTCTCTGCCAGTTATGCGTTACAATGCCTTGAAAAACTATTGAGATTCAAACCATTATCACCATTGACTGGCGAAGATGATGAATGGGGAGATGTTTCTGAAGTGAGTGGTGAACCGATGTTTCAAAATAAACGGTGTTCGTCAATTTTTAAGCATGGTAAGGATGGTGAAGCCTACGATATTGATGGCAAAGTATTTTGGGAATGGTATACTGATAATGAAACTGGTGAGAAACATAAATCTTATTATACAGGTAAGGGAAGCAGAGTACCTGTAACTTTTCCTTATATTGTACCCGACAATCCCATTTATGAATATCGTGAAAGTGGTGCTGAGTGAGAGTATTCAATCATGTACGTGTAGATGGTTTAGATTATAAACTTGAACAAATCAATGAGGAAACGGGTAGAAGATACAAAACACCGGAAGGAAATCTCTACCCGTCAATCACTACGGTTTTAAGTAATTATAATAAACAAGGATTGATGGAATGGCGTGCTAGAGTTGGTGAAGAAGAAGCGAACAGAATATCAAAGAAGGCATCGGATCGTGGAACTAAGGTACATGATACGATAGAAAAATATCTATTAAATGATTTGAGTAACATGAAACTCAATTCATTGATGCCTGACATAAAAGAGATGTTCATCAAGATTCGTCCGTACTTGAATGAACATGTTGGATTAATTTATGGAATAGAACAACCATTATATAGTAACACATTAAAAATTTCTGGCACATGCGATTGTATTGGTGAATGGGATGGTGTATTATCTATCATCGATTGGAAAACTTCTAATTATCAGAAAGAAGAAAGTTATATCGGTAACTATTTTATGCAAGCATCAGCGTATGCAGAAATGTTTGAAGAACGAACAGGTATACCAATCAATCAAGTTGTGGTTGCAATAGCGGTAGAGAATGAGAAACCTCAGATATTCATAAAGAAAAAGAATGATTATCTAGAGGAATTAAAACGGTACATTGATAAATATCACTTGACTAATCAATTAAATTGATGTATAATATAAGTCTAATGTGAAATTGGAGATTATTATGAACGAAGAAAATAAAGAACGTGATTATAGTAAGATGACCAAGGGCGATTACTATTGGGATAAGTTTATGAGTGTTATGTGGTTAATATTCATTATCTCAATTGTCACCGGTGGCTTCTATAATTAAGGAATTGTTGTAATCCCTTCAAAGCGAAGGCATGTTGGACGAGGGTTCGATTCCCTCCATCTCCACCAGAAACATATTTGCAGATCGTGCCACTCCTTGTGAAAAGGATCGTATTGCAGAACGAAGTGTGTTTCTGATGGGGATGACAAGGCTTCGACAGCGTGAGATAGTAGAGACGGCAACACGGTAGGCGATGACCGTTAATCAAGCAAAACTACAAATGCAAATGACGCATTTTATGGTGAGGATCGCTTAGCAGCGTAACTCACTTGGGGTTTAAGAGGAGTGTACCTTATTACCAAAACACTCCCACCAAATTCTATACATTATGAAAATCTATAAGTCGAATTATCGTAATCATTGGGTATCTCCTTATACAATTCTGGAGAAGATATATTTCTGGCGTGAGATTGATTATGATGAACCTATCATCGAAAAACTTTCAGACATCCTCAATCCGTTTTGCGTAGCATGGCAAAAGTTTCTTGATATTGTTCATCCAAAAATTAATTACGTCAAGATTGATAAGTATGATACTTGGTCGATGGATCATACATTGGCAGATATCATTCTTCCGATGTTGAAACAACTAAACGAAGAAAAACATGGAGCACCTTGGGTTGATGATGAGGATGTTCCTGATGAATTAAAGTCTACATCTGCACCTCCTAAAAAGAATGAATGGGATACCGATGATAATCATTTCAAGCGTTGGGATTGGGTAATGAGTGAGATGATTTATGCATTTGAAAGTAAAACCAAAGATTGGGATGAAGTATATTATAGAGGTGATGTTGTTGACTGGGACGGAATGCGAGCACACCAAAAAAGAATAACTAACGGATACCGTTTGTTCGGTAAATACTACGAAGGATTGTGGGACTAGTGAATAATATTCTTCCATTTAGAAAAAAAGAAAATGCAAATAGCGAACCAATTATTTCTTCTGATTATTTTGGTAGTGAGCACTTTCCTCTATTGGAATTATTGCAACAAATAGAAAAACTAAAAGAAAAAACTACTAAATAAAGATACTGGCATCACACACAACCCGCCAGTATTACACACACAACACAGGAGTAAATATGAGTAATCTCACACCATTCGAGATTCGCCTTGAACTACTAAAAATGGCGAAAGACATGCTATCCGATGAGTATCACGGTAAGCGTGAACAAATAAGCAACGACTGGGCAACAAAAGTCGAATCTGCTAAACTAAATGGCGGAACCATACCAGATCATCCAGGGTTCCCGTCTTATCCCTCAGAGAACGATATCATCACCAAGGCACAGACCTTGAACGGATTCGTTTCTAACATTTCAGTAGATAAACCAAAAGCAAAATCATCTACCTGATTGGGACCGGAGGTGCTTCGGCACCTCTCTAACTATAAGGAGAAATAATGCGAAATCAATTCGTATCCAACTTTTTTATATTGAGTGTAGTTGTAATTGTACTCACTATGGTATCAATTATAGGATTCAATCAACACCCAATGAAAAATGCATCTGTGGCCGGTGCAAACATTAAATTTTATAATTTAACGCAAGATGCACGGCATGAAATTGCTTGCCTTGCAGAAAACATTTACTTTGAGGCAGCGCATGAACCTGAAGAAGGTCAACTTGCTGTCGCATTTGTTACCATGAATCGTGTCAATAGTGGTAAGTTCGCTAACTCGATTTGTGGAGTAGTAAAACAGAAGATAGGTAGTACATGTCAATTCTCTTGGTGGTGTGAAAGTAAACCTTACGCTATGTCAACCTCTAATGCATTGACAAAAACTAACAATTCGTTATATAATAGAATTGTAGACCTATCAGTCAATTTTTATTTGAATCATGAACAAATGAAAGATCCATCAAGAGGAGCTTTGTACTATCATGCAGATTATGTCAACCCTGGCTGGAAACTACCAAAGAATACGCAAATTGGTAGACACATTTTTTACGGAGAGAAGAATGGTAAAAGAAGTACCCAACGTATCTAAACCTGAAGTAGATTTACATGTTAGGCAAAATTATATCCTAATATTAAGTTTAACCTTAGTTCTACTTGTGTTTATGTACTCGATAGTGTATTATAAAACTGTGGATAGAAAATTGATGGCAGAAAATATTGAGGCAGCAATTGCAAAGAGTATTGACCCGTTAGCGGTTCGTTGCTCATATGCAAATAGTGATGATAATATTTGTGTAGCCTATGCAATTTCTAACAAATCTATTGACGCACCAAAACGATAAAAGGAGAATTATATTATGGCAGTAACTCAAATGAGTGTAAACAAATTGAGCAATCCTGCGGATCGTGAGAAACTTTTGAAAGTGATCCGCACTTGTTCTGATTCCATGGCAAGAATGGATGCAGAAAAAGATTTAGTACGTGAGGAAATTGCAGAGATTTCCAAAACACTTGAAATACCAAAGAAGTTGGTAAGTAGAATGGTTAAAGTTTACCATAAACAAAACTATGATGAAGAAGTAACAACCCATGAACAATTTGAACAACTTTATGAAACGGTGGTAAAATGATGAATAAGACACTTGGCGGCGTATATCAAAAAGATGAACGTGTAACTTATAATTTTAGTTTTTATGATGACGATGATGGTAAGCATGTAGAAGTTCGCTTTCGTGCTGAACCCGACTGGGATCTAGATACAATCTTTAACGAGTTTAGAAACTTCTTGATTGCATCTGGTCACGATATTGAAGGTCAGATTGGTGAACTATATCATGAAGAACATGAGTGGGAAGATGGTCCAATGGAACGAACACAGTTTGAACCAAAAGACAGATTGATGCAAAATCCAACACAAGATAATCTTTTAGGGGAACAGAACCGGGCATATAGAGAAGCTGCAGTACAAAACTTCCAAAATGCAACACAAGATAAGTTCTCAATGGATCATTTGCCCAACAACGGATGGCCATTTGGTGGTTTGACTACAACAGCATTACCTGGTTTGACTTCTGCTGATTTGTCAGGAATAAAATCTATTGACTTGAGTTCTATCAATCAATATCCGACGATGGCACCATTGTCATCACAACAAGTTCAATCGTGGAGTTTATCGTCTCAACAAATTCAAGCATTGACTAATGCTGATATTTCAAAGTGGCGAGTTGATGCTCCTGGGACAATCGGTGGAGCAAAGGTTACATTCTAACGATGCCAACTAAAGATGAAATGATGAAGTTTGCACGTTCGATAGATGAGATAGTTTCTAAAACAGACTATAACTATATCGAAGCAATTGTGGAACATTGTAAAGTTACTGGCATGGAAATTGAGGTTGCGGCGACATTGATTAACCAAAACCTCAAGTCCAAAATAGAAAGCGATGCAATGGACTTGAATCTATTACCTAAAACTAATAAACTTCCAATATGACAGGGTACGAAACATTCGCTCTCTTTCATCCACTAAAATTACACTTTACAACGGACTATGATTATTTCAAGTACAATGGTAAGTGTAATATTAGTATGGATTCTTTTGAGAAACGAAAAGACAAATATCATTTCTACAAATTGTCACGTAAGTATACCAATGACGAAGAACTCAAATGGTTTCTTATTGCCAACCTTGTAGATAATGATAAGTTGTGGGTTGGTGATTTATTAAGTGACGGTGCAGATCAAAATTTTAAACGAAGGCAAAAAACTCTACAGTCATTGACATACACATTTGAAAATGACTGTAGAAATGTGTTTGATGGTGTTGAAAATCCAAACGAATTACTTAGATGCAAGAACGGAGATTATCCTCCTCTATTGACAAAGTATTTACGTAGGGAGATACAGATAGAAACAGTTTGTATCCTATCACGAATTCTTGGTCTAATAGATATCTGGAATGGATGTATTGCTGAAAATATTCGTTGGCCAACAGTACGAAATACTTTAGTAAAATATACACCGTTTCTTCCACAAGATATTACACCTTTTAAACTGAAATTGAAAACAATTATACATGAATAAATTACTCTTAATCCTTGCGTTCGTATCGATGGGTGCGTTAGCTAAAGAAACTGAACCATCTGTTTTGCATTTTGATTCTACTGAAAACAAAATGGAGTACAATCAGAATATTAACAAGGTAAGGTCGATGGCAAGTCTTACTAAGTTAATGACTGCCATGGTTTCGTTAGACTATGACTCAAATATGTTACGTGAGGTTGAGTTAAAACCTTTGGCAAGTACAAAACTCCCAAAACGCAAATACAAGCGAAGTGAACTTTTCCATGCAATGTTGATCCGTAGTGACAATGGTGCAGCAGAAACTATTGCTTCTGATTACCCAGGTGGTCGTGCTAAATTTATTGCAGCGATGAATACTAAAGCACAGAAAATGGGTTTGGGTAGTACATACTTCAAAGATCCAACTGGTTTAAGTGTAAGTAATGTTAGTACGGCACTTGATGTCATGGATATGGTAACTGCTGCATCGACGTATGCAATCATTCGTGAAACTAGTGTTAAGAAACAGGTATTGATTGAAACACAATATAAAAAGAAGGTTCGTACTATTGCATTGAAGAATACTAATCATGCACTATTGTTTGAATTTGATAATGTGATTACAAGTAAGACTGGATTTACTGTACCTGCAGGTTGGTGCGTAGCAATGATGGTTGAACGATTAGAGAAGGCACCAGATTCCGACAAAGATTTTATTGACCACATCGTAGACTATTATAACGGTAAACCAAAAGTAGAACCAGGTAAAGGTGTTATTCATCGTCACGTAATTGTGGTAATGGGAGCAAAGAATCCCAAGGATCGTATTGACAAAGTGAAAGATATCATGTACAATGAGATATTGGATAACGAATTGCCGGAGGAAAAATGAAAGAAATAACTTCGGTTATGGATCGAATAAAGAACCTTCAGGAATATGAGGTTCAGGTATCCATACCATCTACTTTTACATTCAACGGTAAGTCACCGTATGATATTTACATTGCAAACGATATAGCATTCGTTAAAGTTATTGCAGCATCATTAGATGAGGCAGTACAAAAGGCAAATGCATTTTTTAATGAAGGTAATGAAGAATAAAATAAGTAACACTCGCTTGCAAGATGACTATATACTAGTATATGATGCATACTGTGAATAAGATGTTATACAAAAATATACAACGCATATACGAAAGGAAATACAATGTCAGACTTTTCTCAATTCAAACGCAATCGTAACTCTTTAGAGAAACTTACGAAAGCGATTCAAGATACAACCCAACCCGCAGAAAGTGGATCAAAAGAAGATACACGTTTCTGGCAACCTGAAGTAGACAAAGCAGGAAACGGAATGGCAATCATTCGTTTTCTCCCAGGTTCTTCTATCGATGGTGATGATGCACTTCCATGGGTTCGTGTATTCAATCACGGATTCCAAGGACCAGGTGGTTGGTATATCGAAAACTCACTAACGACACTCGGACAAAAAGATCCAGTCTCAGAATACAATTCTACCCTATGGAATTCTGGTATCGAAGCGAATAAAGAAATCGCACGTAAACAGAAACGCCGTTTAACTTATATCTCTAACATTCTTGTTATCTCGGATCCAAAACATCCAGAGAACGAAGGTCAGATTAAGTTATATAAGTATGGTAAGAAAATCTTTGACAAGATTAACGAAACTATGAATCCAGAGTTTCCGGATGAGAAGCCAGTTAATCCATTTGACTTCTGGGAAGGTGCAAACTTCAAACTAAAGATTCGTCAGGTAGAAGGTTATCGTAACTACGACAAATCAGAGTTTGAATCTCCTACACCTTTGTTTGATGGTGATGATGATAAACTTGAAGCATTGTGGAAAAAAGAATACTCACTCAAAGAGTTCTTGGATCCTAAACACTTCAAGTCTTATGATCTACTTAAAGCAAAACTCGACAAGGTATTGGGTTTTGATGGTGAAGCACCTATTGCCAGAACTAAGGCAGAAGATGCTAAGTTGAAAACATATGATGATGACGTACAAGAAATAATGTCAAAGAAATCTCCTGCACTTGATGAGGATGATGAATTAGATTATTTCAAATCACTAGCAAACGATTAATCGTTTTTAAGACTAAAACCTCCTTTATCAGAAACTTAGTCTTGGATCCCCGCTTCGGCGGGGATTTTTTATCCTTCTCTCAATACTCTGTTTATTCCCATCTCACTAAACATTAAATCATAGTTTTGTGATGGAGCGGAACTAACAACTGGTCCACCTTTTCCTTTAGCAGCACTTGCATCAGCTTGTTTGTTTCCAGCTTCAGCTAATTCCAATATCGACATTGATAAATCACCGAACATTGAACCAAATGCTTCTAACAATAATTGAACGTCAGATTTACCTGCGTTTGAATCTGCCAGTTCTTGTTTTCTTTTTTCTTCTTTATCAGCTGTAGCAGAAGCAGTTTCCATCGACGGAGAAAAACTACTAGCTAACTGTTGTTGCCTTCCTCGTCTTGGTCCTTTTTCTGCTTCACTCGGTCTCTCAAACGTATCCATGAATATGTCTGCTGCTTTTGATGCAGTAATACCGGAAGCAGAAAGTTTGTCTAAAGTATTTTTTTCTGTGGTAGTAAGTTCTTTCCAAATGTAATCTAACTGTGCATAAGGATCATCTGCTCTAACTCCTTTTTCAGTAGCCCACATCATATAGTCAGATTTTCTATTACCTAACCATTGAGCCAAACCAAATGCTCCGGAACTAGAATTGATTGCACCAGAATTCAAACTTGATTCTTCCCAAAGATTTGCTGCAATCCCAGATGCTGCTTCGAATGATAATCCTTTAGCCATAAAATAAGAAATAACATCTCTCATTTTTATAGTTTTACCGGAATCTAAATTTATTCCTTTGTATCCACCACTTGCAGGTCCTAATGCTGATGATCTTCTTTCTCTTTGTTCTCTTACAGTTTTTTGTTCAGCTGCGTCAGCAGCTGCATTAGCACTTTCTTTTATGTTATCTATATTTGCTCTATCATATAATCTGTTTTTTTCCACTTCAATTTCGTCAGCTTTTCTTTGTCTAGCTGCATCAACAATACTATCTGTAGTATTACCAAAAGTCATTCCCGGGAAAACTTTTTGAAACTCATCAGTATAACCTTTAAATTTTTTATTTTGTTGAATCGCTGAAATTTGTTTTCTCAGACTTATCATTATAGCTTTATCTTTTGTAGATGGATCTTTTATATCTTCCATCGTTTTAAGACTTTCTTGTTTGTCTTGGAGATCGGATACCATATCAAGAAATGCACTATCATTAGACATTCTTGTTAATAATTCTTTTTGAGCTGCATCGGTAACTGTTCCTGATGCCAGAGTATTGTTTATTTGTGTTGACAAATATTTTCCACCTTTTGCTCCACCCCATACTGTTGCTCCTCCAGCGAGTAGACCAATTATTCCACCTATAACAGCTCCAGGTACTCCACCTCTTGTTGCTCCAGCAGCTGCACTACCTAATGCTGCAGCTACTGTTGGAGCAATTTTTAATCCTGTTAAAGCACCACCGATTTGTCCCATATAATCAATTATGATTGTGCCATAATCTAAGAATGCTTTTTGCATTTCTAAAATTGCTAGTCGTCCAGTTACCTGAACTATATCAATAACTTTAGATAAAATATCTCCAGAATATGCTAAAAATCGACTGAATTGAACTTCAACCTTTTCCATTATTCCTACGGTGTTCATTCCAGTTTTTTCATCAAATTTTCCAAGCACTTTATAGATAGCACTTACAAATGTTTCACCCTCTTTAAAGTTGAAGAAATCTCTGATTCGTTTTCCTATATCATCAAAATTAATAGAACCTGTTACGGATTTAGAAATTGTATATGCGAGATATCCTGCACCTGCCAATGCGATTATTCCGAATATACCCATACCACTTACAATGGACGCTAATCCACCAAGAACTCCAGAAAGAATTCCACCACCGACTCCCATTATTCCAGAAAATACAGAACCTAGTAAACCAGCAGCTCCACTTATAAGACTTCCACCTATACTTAATCCTGTTCCTAAAACACTTCCAAGTCCTTTGACAATAGAACCAGCTAAAGAAGAAACAAATGAAAAGGTACTGAATATACCTCCAACTACACCACCCGCAATATCAGTTACTCCACCACTGGAACTTGGTGCAGCTTTAGGTGATTGTTTTTTAGGACCACCAAGTTTAAATTTATTGAAACCTGCTTCTGGTTTACTGTAAGCTTTTCTTCCAGATGCACGAACAAGTAATTGCATATTTTGTTTCATAATATTCATATCTCTAGCCATAGATGGAAGAACCATACTATTTCTAGCAGTAATACGAATTGCTCCCGCAGTAACACTACTCAATCCACTTCCAGAAGTACCTGCGGATTCTCTTTGAGCTTTTGCTCCATAACGATAACCTTGTCCAAAAACACCACGCATAACCTGTCCAAAAACACCTTGCTTTGGAAATACTTTGCGCCAATCTTTTTGTTCTTTCATGTTAGCAGCAAATGCGTTAAGAAGGGAATCGGACATCCCTTTTCCGGATTTAAGTTCCGATCTTAATATTTGTGCTAATCTAGATTCTTTTTCTGCCATGGATTATCTCTTTTTCCTAGTGTTTTTTTCTAGTTCTCGTTGTTGTTTTTCTTTTTCTATGTGTTGAACCAATAACGATACATATAATTCTCTTTCCCACGGTATCATATTTTCCAATTCTGTCAAACTATATTTGTGATGATGTACCAATGAAAAATTAGTTTGGTAATAGTTTGACAGATTGTCATGAGAAAGAGTTATTCGAAAAAATTCTGTACACCCTCAATAAAGATTTTATCTTCCATTCCACACTTAGGACATTTAAAATCAAGGTCTTTTTTTACCTTTGGCATAGTGTCAAAAAACTTTTTAATTTCTTCCAAGTGTTTTTGTTGAAGGTTGTCTATGAATTCTAACAGTTCTTGTCTTTCAGTATCTTTAGTATAATATAGATTATCACTATCGTAAATGTATTCTATACATTGTATCAATAGATCATATATTGCTTCATCCTCTGTTTTTGATTCGATTTTTCTCATCATTTCAAAAGTGGGATACTTTAACACTAAACCTAAATTATCAGAAATCTGTATTTTGTTAGTGTGTCCTTCTGCAAATTCTGGATGAATTTGTAATACGTCAATTTTATATTCTACAAAACCGTTACATGTTTTAGGTTCTTCATTATCTGGACCTTTTATTTGATTGTTGCATCTATACTTAATATCAACAATTTCATTGACCGATCTTGCTCGAAGATTCAAGAATAAAAATTCTAAATCAAATACTGGTAATGTATCGATATCAAGTTCTGTTATGATACAATTTTTAAGTACCTGTTTTATCGATTCAATTATTTCTTTTGTTTCAGTTGCCTGAGCAGACATTAAAAGTAACTTTTGTTCCTTTACTAGAAACGGTCTAAATTTTACTACTTGGTTGTTTGATGGTAATATCGCTTCATAAATCGGCACATCAATTTTTGGTAAAGCCATAAAGTAACCCCTTAATAATTATAATGTTGAAATTTTACTTAATACTTCTTTTTGAGCTCTTGCTATTCCAGTACCTATGATACTACTTAGGATATCGTTGGTATCGTACTTACCATCGTAGATTGTTCTATACTTGTAATAAGAAAAATTAACAGTCAATCTATGAAAACCGTCCTCTGCCCAAGAAACTTGTTGTGATGATATACCTGTTGGAAAAGCATCTTCTAATTCTAACGCATATATTTGTTTTACAAAATCATTGTACTGTATGATTTTTATTTGCGTCATGTAATTAGAACCACCTCCTTTTGCTTTAGGAAATCTAAAGTTATGTGTATTTGGTGAACGTATGACTTCCATCCATGCATCAAATAACTTTCTTTCACTAAATTCACTATTACACAAAAAGGTCAATGAAATGTCATTATATGTTGTTTGATTTGGTACTCTAAAAGTTGGTCCGTATATTTTAACATCAGAAGTTGTAAATGATTTTCCTGGAAGTTCAGTAGATTCGCATTGCAAAGACAACCATCTAGTTGCATCATTTTTCCAACTATAACTTGGATCTCGCTCTGTGACATTATTCTGATTACCAGTACGTTGAAGTACGTTTGTAAAATCATTAGCAAGATTTACAAGATTTGAACCTAAACTATCTTTAAATCTTCTGGAAAGTAGTTGAGGTATTGGTACAATTACTTGAAAACGACTAGGCTTTGCTAGACCACCACCTTTTGCATCTAGGTTAGCAAGAAATTGATTTGGTGAAAATGTCATTAGAATTTTTCCTCTGATTCTGCGAATACTCTGTTTTTAGATGCCTTCGCAAAGTTCTCTACTGGCAACAATGCAGCAATATCCCATTCGTTTGCATCTATCTGTACGAATTTGGATTGAATGTGTTTATACAAATATTTCTTTAGGCAAGGAGTGTGTTCGTATATTCTGGAAGTATTTTTAAGGTAATGATAATTTACTCTTAATCTGGTACTTGCATCGTAACGATTATTTGTGTTTGTTTCACTCAACTTGTCTAAAAATATTAATCTTTGTCTTGGACGAATGTAATGTAAATTTAGTCCAAGGAATCCGTCGGAATGTTCTTCAATAGGTATGACCAAAGGAAACTTATCGTAGTATTCTAAGAATTCTTTAGTCTTTGGATCGTAGTAGTAGAAATACATACCACCTACGATTGAAGAATCCCTTAGTCTAGGTTTATCTTCCGTTAGTCTAGTTCTCGATGGATTTAGACTTTTGATTTTAGATTGTAACCACGCACGAGCTTTATCGGTACGTGCAGTCAATCCCTCTTTTTTCAGAGAACTTTCTATTCGATTTATTAAGTATGCCATCGTCTATTTATCTCACAAACCAAGGTGTTTCTCAGTTATGATTTTAAATTCCCATCCGTGATCTTTGCAGAACTCGGTTGCTGCTTTCCACTTAGACTGATTGATGACGTAGGTCATAGATTCCTGAATGTACTTCTTTGTCTTTCGTTTCTGTTCAGGTTTCTTGGTTTGAATCTCAGGTTTGACTTCAATCACATACGTCATAACGGTACCATCTTTGCGTTTCATCTTTGCCACAAAGTCTGGGAAATAACGATGTTTCTTATTGTCAATTGGGTTGTAGTATGGTATAATAAGCTCTTCGGACGCCCACCAGATTACTTCCGGATGATCGTCTAGATACTTCATTACACGTAGTTCCCACAGAGAACGGTAAATGATATTATTTGCATTTCCGTTGTATTTTGTGGGGTTCTTGGGTTTAAATGTTCCTTTGTATGACATAAATACTATCTAGTTAATCTTTCAGGGCAATCCAATGGACTTCAACTTTTTTGACGTAAAATACACCACAGAAGAATATGTAGGTTCAGACCTCAATACTCGTAATAAAAACAAAAATGGTGTGAACAGTTTAAACGGGTTCACTACATCAAGATATCCACTTGACCTTGGAGATATTGATAAGAATCATTTTGTGTTTTTTACTATCTATCAACAAGTTAGATCATCAGACGCAACACGTAGTATAGCAACAGGTAGTGGTGGAAACGTAAACTCAACTAGTCAGATGCGTACCAAATTATCATCTCAGGGTGTTAATATAAGTGCGGCACCAGGGATAGTTGCGGGACAAGAAATTTTTCAAAAAGCAATAAACACCGTAGCAACACCAATTCAAAATAATAAGGCATTTAAATCTCTTGCTGATAGGTATCCACAAATAGTAAATGCTGTTGGTGCCGGAGCAAAATCATTTCAAGATTCTGCACAAATTATGCCAGTAACGGATGGTAATCTTTTTAATCAAGTTGAACAGATAGTGGATGCTATTGCTTTGTATATGCCAGACACAATGGCATTCAGTTCAAGTCAAAGTTACTCAGATGTGTCTATGAGTGATATCGGTTTAGGATTAGTTGGTGCTTCTGCTTTATCTGAATTGATGAAATCGAATATGGACATCGGAAAGATTTCTAAGATTATTGGTGGAAATATAAGTCCTTTTGCTTATGCAGGAATAAAGAAAGCGTTGGGAACTTCTGGAACCAGTTTGTTTACAGCATTTACTGGGCAAGTAATGAATCCACAACTTGAACTGTTATATGCTAGTCCGTCTTTTAGAGAATTTAGTTTAGACTTTATGTTCTATCCAAGAAGCGAAATGGAAGCATATGAAGCATATAAAATTATAGAATTGTTTAACTATCATTCTGCTCCTGAAGTTAAAACTGGAGAAGCTGGATTTTTCATGTATCCTCCGTCAATGTTCGATATTCAATTTATGTACGCAGGTAAAGAAAATACAAACTTACCAAAAATGTCTAGTTGTGTTCTAACAAGAGTTGACGTTGATTATGCTCCTAATGGATTTGCTACATACGAAGATCCTGATAATACTGAATCACCTTCATTAGGTGGTACAGGTACTCCTATTGCAACAAGAATGACTTTACACTTTAAAGAAACACAAATACAGTCTAAACATACTATCCTATATAATAATGCGAATAGAGGTGCGTTTAAAACTAATCAATCTAACCCAACCAACATAACACCGAAACCTCCAACGACACAATCCGATGCAACTTTATCTACGGTAGACAACCCAACTTTTGAAACAAGATCGACTTCAAAATAACATGTCAAAATATTTTTCTTATTTTCCAAAAACATCATATACAGTTTCTCCTAATGGGGATAGTATAGACTTAGTTACAAATATAATGACAAGATTCAAGATGCAAGAATCTTTTAAAGAAAACACAGCAGTTTTTAACAAGTATACTATTAAAGATGGAGATACACCAGAATCAATAGCTTATGATTTTTATGGTGATGTTGAATATCATTGGATTGTATTATTGTATAATAATATACTTGATCCACAATTCAACTGGCCACTTGAAGATAGATCGTTGAGTAGGTACATAGATTCCAAATATGAAACCTATGCTGATACTGCAAACAATGAAACAGGATTGGTTTGGTCAAGATCGAATATACATTCTTACTATAAAGAAATAACTACAACAACATCAAAAAATATTTCACATACTCAGATTATTCAGATCGATGCACCAACTTATGCAAATACTATATCACTATCTGTACCTGTTACTTTATCAAGTGGTGAACAGATAACTAAATCGACTATAAGAAGTTCAAAAACATATTTTCAATATGAGTATGATGTTAATGAAAATCTGAGATCAATTAAAATTTTAAAACCAGAATTTATTTTTGCATTAAGAGATGAATTCCGTAGAACTATTGCATAATGGAAGAAATTAATCAAACCACAGATTATAATATAATTTTTTTATCGATGGTTGGTTCAGACGGAACCTTGCACGATTTAAGAAGTATTTTTGTCGAATTGAATATCTATGATACTGTAATGTTCCCTTCAGTTTCAGGTAATATTATAGTTGCCGATGCTGTTGGATTAATCAATAAATTGAAATTTGATGGATCTGAAGTTTTATTGATAAGTATGGGAAAAACGGAAACGGAACTAACATACGTTAATAAATTTAGAGTTTATAAAGTTGACAATAGAAATCCATTAAATCAAACTAGTGAAGTTTATTCTTTACATTTTATTAGTGATGAATACATTCTTTCTTCTCAAAGAAAAATAAATCAATCATTTCTTGGAGTTTATTCTGATATAGCATCAAAGATTATGGTCAATAATCTTAATTTAAAACCAAGTAGTATAATTGTTAGTCCATCTAGTGGTATAAAGAATATTGTTGTTCCAAACTTATCTCCGATTGAATCATTAGAGTGGATGGCATCAAGAGCTGTCAATGAAGATTCTGTTCCTAACTTTTTATTCTTTGAAAATAAACACGGGTACAATTTTGTTTCATTGTCCGATATGATTCAATCAAAAGAAATTGCTAAGATAAATGTTGATCCTAAAAATTTAGGCAAAACTTTTTTTAGAGGTAAAGATAATACTACGGAAATGGGAAATGAGTTTGTAGGAGCAAGAGAATTTAAAACGATTTCTCAATTAGACTTTTTAAAGACAGTAAAGAGTGGTTCGTATGCTGGAACCTTTTTAGGATTTGATCCTATTACTAGAACATTCGATAAACAAAAATATGATTATTCAACATATTATGGAAAGAATCCAGTTCATAATAATAAAGTACCAAATATTCCTTTAGTTTATGATGTTGAAGGTAAGTTGAATATAGAAAATTATGATTCAAAAAAAGTTATGTATTCTTCTGCTTTAAACAGATTGAATAGTGAGTACATAAAAAAATATGGAAATGCTATAGAAAAAAATGTTGATGATAATCCACAAGAATATGTTTTACAACGTCCAGCAATTTTAAGAATGTTTTTCAGTAAAAGAGTAAAGTTAGTTATGCCTGGGAATTTTAATTTAACATCTGGACACACAGTTTTAATAAAAGTTCCAGATAGAAGTCGTGTTCAAGGAGATGAAAATAAAGATGAAAGTCTTTATGGTAAATATACAATCATATCCACAAGACATATAATAACATATACTAAACATGAAACTATTTTTGAAGCCTGTACAGATTCGTTAGATGGAACACAATTTAATCCACCATCAACTGCTCAAAATGCATATTTGGATGATGCATATAAACTTGAAAACATTTCGACGATCACGATTTAGGATTAATAATGAACGATAATCAATTTGCAGGATTAAATGGATTTGTTTGGTGGGTTGGTGTTGTTGAAGATCGTCAGGATCCTTTAAAACTTGGTAGATGTAAAGTAAGAATTTTTGGATGGCACTCTGAGAATATAACAGAAGTTCCGACTGAATTACTTCCTTGGGCACAAGCAATGATGCCTTTGAATAATCCTAATCCTTACACACCAAAAGAATCTGATGTTGTTATTGGATTTTTTATTGATGGAAGAAACGCACAAACTCCAGTAATGATGGGTGTGCTTCCAGGGATACCTCTAAAAGAATCAAATCCACAACAAGGATTTAATGACCAAAGAACTGATGCACAATTAAATGTTGCACCTTCAAAACTTGAAGATGCCAAAACACGTTATCCTAGACACATTGACGAACCAACGACATCGAGACTTGCACGTAATCAAAGTCCTACACAAATAGACTTAGCAAAAAATAATGTTGATAGTCTTATAGAGAAGAATCCATCTTATAATGCTAAGTATCCATATAATAATGCAGTTGAATCAGAATCTGGACATGCGTTTGAAATAGATGATACTCCAGATAATGAAAGAATTAATATATTTCATAGAACAGGATCACATTTAGAAATGCGACCAGATGGTTCTATGCAACAAAAGGTATTATCTAATAGTACAAGAATTATTGAAGGTGATGAATTAACTCACATCAAAGGAAATAAACTTACCTACGTTGATGGTGATATGACATATATTGTAAAAGGTAATGTTACATTCCAAGTAGAAAAAGATTTTCTTACACAAGCAAAGAATGTTGTATTTTCTGCTAAATCTAAGTTTAGTGCTTCTGCTGGAACGATGGCATCTGTTTCCGGTAAAATCTCAAGCTCATTGGGTGGCGGATTCTGTCCAGTAACAAGTGTATCTGGTTTAATGACTACTGTTTCTGGAACATCGTCATTGAAGTTATCTGGAGCAATGATCGATTTGACGAACGGTGGATCTGGAACTGCTAAAGATGCGGCAACAACAACTCCTACTGAAAGTGCAACGACTGCTGCTACATCAGGAAGTGTAGTTGGTGAACAAAGTTATGCAGCATTAGGACAAGTATCTTCATCAGCAGTTACTAATGCTGAGGCAGCTGCAACACAAGGTTCTAGTGCATTCCTTGGTGGTTCATCTGTTGTTGATATAACTAAAAATGCTGCAGGTGATGGAAGTTATGTTGCACAGAGTCCAGTATTGTCAACTCCTTGGAGTGGATTTAATAGTTCAATGGTGCAGAATATAACTAATCCTAGTGCATCTTTAGCACAACAAACACAAGAAGCATTAAAACAAGGTTTAGATAATGCTGTACAAACAGTCAAGAATTTACCGTCAACAGTAGTAGAGAAAACAGGTTATAACGATTACATTAAATCACAAACTGTCGCACTTGCAAAATGGGATGTTGCTTCGGCTACAAATAATTTAAAAGATTATCAGAATGCTGTTTCCGCTACTATTGACGCTGCAGGTAAAGCAACTCAAATGGCAGTCAACGTATCAAATCTTGAAAATGATGTTATTTCCGTAAAAGCTTTAACTACAGATTTTTGTATAGGTGAATCTGCAAAACAATATGTGAATAATATTAAAGACGATTTAAAAGCAGCAAAAGAAAAGGCAAGAGAGTTATTTAAGAATTACAGTAAGTCTACAACTGACATGATAGAGAATGCTTCAAATGATTTGAAGAATAAGATGAAAGCTATGAATGAAAAATCTATCGATGAGTGGATAGATAGTCACCTTTATGACACATCTTGTGCTGCATGTGCTCAGGAAGCACTTACATATAGACAGAATGGAAAAACTCCAAGTGAGACTGAAAAACTTCTATCGGAATGTTTATATCGTGAATATAAATCTATAAGAGATAGAAATGCTGGTAATTTACCAATAACAAGTGCTGATCTTGTAAAAGCTAAAAAGAAAGAATGTTAATATGTTTGCAGCTAAACAATTAGATATAGTTTCTGACAGAGGTGTCATATGTGGTACTGGACATCCTAATGTTAGAATCAATGGAATACCTATGGCTGCATTAGGAGACAAAGTTGCACCACATGCTTGTTGTGGAGCTCCTGGATGTGAAATACATTGCGTTGCAGTTTTATCTATGGGATCTATTCGTCCAAACATTCGTGTTAATGGACAACCGATAATTATTCAAGGCGATGTTGCGACATGCAAAGAACCAATTAATAGACAAGGAAAACCTAGTTTGGTGATGGTACTATAATGGGAACTTTATACGATTCACTACAATTAAATTTTGATACGTCAAAATTCGGAGAAGCACTTGATCCGATGGGAGACTTGCAGGTTAGGATAGATGAAAGTTATCCAGTAATTCAAAAGTGGCAGTATGATGCAATAGCAAATAATCAAACTTCATCTAGTTTATATTTTAGAAATCCTGTGGCTAATGTAGTCAACTCTATAATTTCTACTATAAGTTCTGCAAACACTTTTATATATGGATTTGGTATTCTTGCTAATGCGAATGTTGTCATTTCAGGATTATCAAATACCGCAAATACTTTCTTGATACATACGCAAAGAGTATCTGGTGTTTCTTCTTCACCGAACACTTTAGAACCAGATTTTTTTACAGCAACAGGATATGGTCAGATAGCATTTTCATTAGTAAGTAAGTTTGAAGGTATATCAAACAACTCTCCAGTTTTAGGAAGTATGACTAGTCTTTTTGTTGAAGATGATTTGCTTACATATTCAAATGAACTATCTGCAGCTTCATTGGAACTTAAAAATAGTATAGTTGCGGTTGGATTTCCATACACATACGTATCGAATTTATCATCGATAAGAATCACACAAATATTGAATACTATGAATGCTGCAAACAATTTCATGTATGACAGATATACAAATGACAAAGGATATTTTGGTAGAGTTTTAGCGTTGGCAAATAACTACGATCAAATGATAAAATATTCTGCATTTAATGATTTATCTGCACATTTAGTAAACAATTATGTTGGAACCGATAAGTTAAAAAATAACCTATAAATAGAAGATGGCAACCTCATTTACAAACGTAACAAGACAATATAGAGACTTGGATTTGAATTTTAACATTCATCCTGTCCGTAAAGACATCAATAAAAATGTTGGTGATATGGCTGTTATTAACTCCATCAAAAATTTGATTTCCACAAACAATTATGAGAGATTATTTAATCCCATATTTGGTGGAAATATTAGAGCAATGTTGTTTGAAAATATGGATCCGGTAACTGCTCTCAGAATGGAAAAAGAAATAACCAGTATGATACAGAATTATGAACCTCGTGCGACTCTTAATTCTGTGACTATTGTTCCTCAGTATGAGAGTAATGCGTATGATGTCAAAATTAAATTTCGCATAGTTAATCGTCAAGACCCAATACAGATTTCATTTCAATTAGAGCGACTACGATAATGGCAGACCGTTTACAAATAACAGACCTTGATTTTGATACAATCAAGACCAACTTAAAAACATTTTTAAGTCAACAATCAGAATTTCAAGACTATGATTTTGAAGGTTCTGGATTAAGTATCCTTTTGGATGTTCTAGCGTACAATACGCACTATAACGCATACTATCTAAACATGGTAGCTAATGAAGCATTCATGGATACAGCTTTACTTAGAGATTCAGTAGTATCACATGCAAAATCTTTAGGTTATATTCCTTATTCAAGATCACCTGCTGTTGCAAATGTCAATATTCAAGTAATTGTCAATTCAAACGATCCTGTTCAATCTTTGTCTATTCCAAAAGGATTTAATTTTCAGTCAAATCTAATTGACAATAAATCTTATACATTCAATGTAATTGAACCTTTAACAGTATCAAGAACTGGAGACTCGTTTTATTTTGATAATGTTGATTTGTATGAAGGTGTTCTAATTTCTTTTAGTTCAACATATGATTTGACAACAAATCCAACTTCAATATTTACTATTCCAGATACGAATATTGATACTACTACATTAAAAGTTACAGTTCAACCTTCTGCGGGAAATAGTGCAATAGAGACATATTCTCTTGCAAGTGATATTCTAAGTGTTGATTCAACTTCCTCTGTTTATTTCTTACAAGAAGGTAGAAATCAACAATATCAAATATATTTCGGTGATGGAAATATCGGGAAAGCAATCTCCGATGGATCTGTTGTTACCATTGAATACTTGATTACCAATGGTTCTGAAGCAGATAAAGCAAACGCATTTATTCCATTAACTGATATTAGTGGATATGCAAATATTTTAGTTACAGTAAATTCAGTTGCATCAGGAAGTTCAGAAAGGGAGTCAGTTGATAGTATCAAGTACTCCGCCCCATTACAGTTTGCCACACAAAATAGACTAGTTACTTATAAAGATTACGAATCTTATATTAAAAAAAATTATCCGAGTGTGGACTCTGTATCCGTTTGGGGAAGTGAGGATGACATTCCAGCATCATATGGAAAAGTTATTCTATCACTTAAACCAAAGGAAAACTATTACATTTCTGAAATAGAGAAACAACGAATCATTGATGAAATTATCAAACCTAAATCGATAATTGCGATTCAGACTGAGATTCGTGATCCAGAATACTTGTATTTGTTGGTAAATAATTACGTTAGATATGACAAACGTAAAACAACGGATACTGAACAAGAAATAAAAAACAAAATTAGAAATGCAATTTTAAATTATCGTGAATTGAATCTTAATAAATTCGGTGGACGTTTTGTTCTTTCTAAATTACAAGATGCGGTTGATAGTACAAACACGACTGCAATTATTGGTTCTGAAACTATGGTTCGTGTTCAGAAACGATTCGAACCAGAATTAAATGTGCTG